ATCGCCCGCATTGCTGAAATGCTGGGAGAGAAACCCGCAACTGTTCACAGCTGGAAAAAGCGCGACAAGTGGAGCGATATCGGTCCTCTGGATCAGATGCAGCTGACCACGGCGGCGCGCTATTGCCAGCTCATCATGAAGCCCGCAAAGGAGGGGCGAGATTTTAAGGAAATTGACCTGCTGGCCCGTCAGGCAGAACGCCACGCCCGGATCGGTAAATTTAACGACGGCGGCAACGAAGCCGACCTCAATCCGAAGGTGGCCAACCGCAACAAAGGCCCGCGCAGGCCGCCAGAGAAAAACGTTTTCAGCGACGAACAGATCGAGAAGCTGGAAGAGATTTTCCACTCCACCATGTTCGACTACCAGCGCCAGTGGTGGGAAGCCGGGAATAAATACGCCGTCAGGAACCTGCTGAAATCCCGCCAGATCGGGGCGACGTTCTTTTTTGCCCGTGAGGCACTGATTGACGCGCTTATCACCGGCCGCAACCAGATTTTCCTCTCAGCGAGTAAAGCCCAGGCTCACGTTTTCAAGCAGTACATTGTTGAGTTTGCCAAAGAAGTTGACGTGGAGCTGCGCGGCGATCCGATGGTGCTGCCGAACGGGGCGACGCTGTATTTCCTCGGCACCAACGCCCGGACCGCGCAGAGCTATCACGGAAACCTCTATCTGGACGAATATTTCTGGATACCAAAATTCCAGGAGCTGCAGAAAGTGGCGTCCGGTATGGCGCTGCATAAAAAATGGCGTGAGACCTACTTCTCCACGCCGTCCAGCCTGACGCACAGCGCCTATCCGTTCTGGTCCGGCGCTCAGTTTAACAAGGGCCGGACAAAGCACGACAGAATAGAGATCGACCTCTCCCACAGCCATCTTGCACGTGGCGCACTCTGTGCTGACGGCCAGTATCGACAGATCATCACCGTGGAAGATGCGGTGCGCGGTGGCTGCGACCTGTTCGACCTGGAGCAGCTGCGCCAGCGCTACAGCCCGGAGGATTACCAGAACCTGCTGATGTGCGTGTTTATGGACGATCTGGCGTCTGTGTTTAACCTGGCTCTTATGCAGGGCTGCATGGTGGACAGCTGGGAAGTCTGGGACGACTTTGAGCCGCTTATGATTCGCCCATTTGCTAACCGCCCGGTATGGATCGGCTATGACCCGGCGAAAGGCACGACGAACGGTGACAGCGCCGGGTGCGTGGTGATCGCGCCCCCTCTGGTACCAGGCGGTAAGTTCCGCATCCTGCAGCGTTACCAGTGGCGCGGGATGGACTTCCGCGCCCAGGCAGAAGCCATCCGGCAGCTGACCCTGCAGTTTAACGTGACCTATATCGGCATTGACTCGACCGGCGTCGGCCACGGCGTCTATGAGAACGTCAAAGCGTTCTATCCCGGTGTCCGTGAGTTTGTCTATAACCCCAACGTCAAGAATGCACTGGTGCTCAAAGCCTACGACATCATCGCAAGCCGCCGCCTTGAATTTGACGCAGGCATGACCGACGTCGCTCAGTCATTTATGGCGATCCGCAAAAGCACCACGGCCAGCGGAAACCGGCCAACCTATGAGGCCAGCCGCAGCGAGGAAGCCAGCCATGCAGACCTGGCCTGGGCAACCATGCACGCACTCTTTAACGAACCGCTGGAAGGCGCAACGGCGAATAACAGCACTATTGTGGAGATTTACTGATGGGTAAACGTAAGCCCCGCGCGCAGGAGCTGCGCCGCCAGTCTGCCGCGCAGACCATGACCGAGCAGCCCCGCGGCGCTCATGCCGAGGCGTTTTCATTCGGGGACCCCGTGCCGGTGCTCGATCGCCGCGAACTGCTGGACTATCTGGAATGCGTTCAGGTCGACAGATGGTACGAGCCGCCCATCAGCCTGGACGGGCTGGCGCGAACGTACCGCGCAGCAGTCCATCACAGCAGTGCAATTCAGGTGAAGCGTAACATTCTGGTCAGCACCTTTAAGCCGCACCGCCTGCTGTCCAAGCAGGCGTTTGGCCGTTTCGTCCAGGATTTTCTGGTATTCGGCAACGCCTACCTTGAGAAGCGGGTTAACCGGCTAGGCGAAACACTGACGCTTGAGGCTTCGCTTGCCAAATTCACCCGGCGCGGCATTGACCCGGATCATTACTGGTTCGTGCAGTACGGCTACCAGAAACAGCCCTATGAGTTTGCGCCGGGCCGGGTCTTTCACCTGATGGAAGCAGACCTGAACCAGGAGATTTACGGCCTGCCGGATTATCTGTCCGCCATTCCGTCCACGCTGCTGAACGAGTCGGCGACCATGTTCCGCCGGAAGTATTATCTTAACGGTAGCCACGCGGGCTTTATCATGTACATGTCAGATCCCGCGGCTAACCAGCAGGACGTGGATAACATTCGTGAGGCGCTGAAAAAATCGAAAGGGCCGGGCAACTTCCGCAACCTTTTTATGTACAGCCCGAACGGGAAGAAAGACGGCATTCAGATCATCCCACTGTCAGAGGTTGCGGCAAAGGATGAGTTTCTGAACATCAAGAATGTGAGCCGTGATGACATGCTGGCCGCCCATCGTGTGCCGCCGCAGCTGATGGGCATCATTCCGACTAACACCGGCGGGTTTGGTGACGTTGAAAAGGCCGCACGCGTTTTTGTACGTAACGAGCTGCTGCCACTGCAGAAGCGCATGGAAGAGCTGAACGACTGGATGGGGGACGAAGCGATAAGCTTCGAAATTTATAATCTAGATGCAAGTTAATATGTTTGTACTGAGCGTTCAGGATTGAGGGCTCAGTACATTTCAATGGCTTTAAATCGCAGGGTTAATGTATTCGCCGACATCATCACCCTGCAAGCTTATATATTCTACACGCCATTGATCCATCCTTCTTAGCGCATAAAGACTGAATTCTATATCTGGCACTGCGTTACAGGCCATAAGCGCAATGAGCTGGCTTTCAGCCGGATCACCGTGATACGTTGTAAACAAGCCTTGTATTTCTGATGCTGCTTGCTCAGCTTCTGTTCTTGCGGCTGGCCCGCCATCTATAGCATCATAAACCAAATGGATATTAAGTTCGTAAGGAATACCTTCCTCTAAATCGTTAAAGCGATCCTCACCTAAATCAAAGAAAACACCTATCAAATTATCAGAATGTTTACTGATAATTTTTGCTAATTCTTTTTCAAACCTGAACTTTTTTTCATCAAAGGCTCTAAGCCTGTTTTCAAACACATCTGGGAAAGCAGGACGCCCGTAACGTGCAGCGAGCCACTGCTTTAGACCTTGTTTTTCTTCTGGAGAAATCACACAGGTTAGATCGCACTCTGTGCATGTAAACTGCGTTTTATCGATCTGAATTTTACGGTCATGCTTCAGTTCGATCGCAGTTTGCTTTGCATCAAGTGCCTGCTCAAAGTACAGATGCAAAGTCCGTGGGTGTTTAGCTCGAGCAAAATTGCTAGCCCCCGCAAGAAGGGGGCCAACAATGAACTCAACTTTAGGCTCGGACGAGCTTTGCAAGTCGCAGTCATGACTGATCACAACAACTTTAACGCCGGTTTGCTCTTCGGTAAGTATACCTAAGGAAACAGCATCCTCATGCTTAAGAACTTGGCCTTGGCGCCACGTTGTACCAGAGTCAACCATAAACGACTATTTACTCCCTTGTCCCTGAACCCGGGATGGAAACTGAAGACATCCATCCATCTGTTGCTAAGCCTTTGCTACCTGTAAGATTAGCTTTTGCGCCAGCCTCTTTTAAACTACGTGCTTCCTCAACCAAGAGACTAACTGATTGCTGCCAGTCATCGCCTCGCTTGATTAAATCGATGATAGACATACCATTAAATGCCTTCATCTTCGACATGAGCTTCGCATTTTTGATACCCGCTTCATTGAAGCGATCAGCCAATCGGCTTAGTTCGATAATATAGCTCGCTTTCTGCATATCATCAGGCTGGCTTTCACCTGATAACCACTTGTAAAGCGCCTGCCTTGTAATGCCTAAATCTTTTGCAAGCTCTGACATTGATGGAGCAAGCGTATTCCTAACATTGTTGAGATGGTCAGATATCGTTCTGATATCTACAACCTCGCTTTCTAGATCTTGATTCGTTTCAGATTTTGACAATCCAAACTGAACCTTTGGCTGAACATAAGCTCTCCATTGGTTCACATCTTTAACCGAATAATTCGAACCGGTGCTACTCAGAAATAAAGAAGACGCGACGATAAAAGCTCCGGCAATTGATGGAGCGAAACCGGGTGTCTCATAGCAACTACCAGTCATGGATGGACGCATATCACACCTCCTCGGCGTTATGCCCACTTATCAATGGCATATGTAGAGATCATTTTATTAAAGGTTCCCTTCACTCCACTATGCAGGGAAGTGAAATGCTCTTCAACTATATCAACAGCAGGGAACAAACTTCCTTCTACATAATGATCAGTGTCTATAATGCCATGCCAGAGAACTTGCTCCGTTCTGAAACGTTCAATCATATCAACGCCGACAGGCACCATGTCAGGTGGAAACCCTAACTGCCCATGCATCTTATGTAAACGAGTCACCAAAAAACCATTATTAATGATAGGGCCAACTTTAGTTTGAAAAACCATCTCGTTAACGGATTGAAGTGGCGACAAATCCAGATCAATCCCATGCAACCCTTCACAAAGATACTGCTCAATTGTTTCACCATTTTCTGGTAAAACAGCATCTAAGTATCGAAGGCCTAGTCGCGTTATCAAGGCAGGTTTGGGATGTTCCAGAACGGCTGCCAGTCCTTTCATTAACTCTTTAATAAAAGGCTGATGCGTCTCATAATCTGTAGTCTGAAACGTAATAAAATCGTTTCCTAAAACAAATCCTGACGTTCTATTCAAGTCTGACATATACCACTGCTGAGCCGTTTCAAAAGCAGGTAAAGCCGGTTCGCTTGGCGTGTTAAACTCGAATTTGAGTTGCGTGGACTCCCTGCTTTCAAAAAGAGGATAGCCCTGCAAACGTAACGCATCTTGAATGTCATCGACATACTTTTTCATCGCCTTCACAGGCGTAAACTTTATCTGCGCTAGCACATAATATACGGGTGCATTGGACATACGATTGCTGTCACTCATGTCGCCCTCCTAATTGTCATATCTATTGATCTCATTCAACTAAACATAGTTTACATCTTGGTTGACACTTTAACCACCACTTCGTTCTACTCTGTCATCTTTTTTAGTCAGAATCGGTTTCATTTCGATAACCGCACGCTCGTAGCCCCGCCACGCCTGCGCGCTTTGTGTAATAGTTTTCATGCAGGTGCATGAGATATCAAAAAGCCCGCCAGAACTGGCGGGCCGGGGCGTAAACGATCCTCTAACGATCCTGCATTTTCATGCACCATAGACATGCACAACCGCATGAACGGCGCGGCAATGACAAAATATTCAGATCACAGGGCAATTATCATCGCTAATGGTGCGGTTGATTAGGTGCGTAACCCTGCCTAAAACCACCACATCGTCCAGGGCTTCGCCTTCCAGCGCTTCGCCGTCCGCAGTGATAAAGGCGTGACCCGCGACCTTCGCAAAATGCGTGCGCCCGAATGCCTGGATCAGAACGTCAGCACCTTGCGGGCATTTTAGTGCGGGGTTAATCACCGCATAACCTGCTGATGTTTCAACCACGCGCCCGTTTCCAGAGATATCACAGAGGTCATTTATGTTGAGTACTTGCTCAACATAGTCCTGCGCCGGTGATGGAAATCCCATATCTAACGCCTCGCTTTGCTCGTTGTTCAACCCCATGAAAACTAAAACTAAAGTTTTGTTTTTCATGGGCTTACCTTATTCGGCCTCGTAAAAAATATTGCTTTCCGTTTCTTCATTTTCTTGATGGGCTAAATCGGCGATAAGGCTTAGCGCCAGCTTTAGATCGGACGGTTTGCAATTTGCCAACAACGATACTTCTGCAATGAACTGCACGCAGGCCCACTTATGCGCACGGTTTGAATCTTCCAGAATCATAATCCCCCCTCACAACAACACTGTATATATTCACAGTATATAAAAAACTTTGGGATGTGAAATGTTTTTTTATCTTTCAATCGGATATGTCTGAGGGAAATTGTTAAGCGCAACAATGGCTAACCGCGCTCACCTGTAAATTAGCAGCGTTATTTTGCGGCCTTTTCGAGCTGGCGTACCCTGTTCATGATGCTGGCCGTCTTGATTGATGCTGGCGTATTAGCAGCATAAACGTCACCACTTGCCGAACCTCTACGCCAGCGGCCACCAATAAACAGCGCCGCGCCGGAAATTAAAGACAGCGCCTCTCCCCGACTGAGTGTTTCGCCGGTCAAAAGGTGCATTTCGTCAGTTGCCCTGGCTATGGCCGCCGCGTTCTGCTCTGTAACGTGGTCGAATTTCTGCGCGGTAGCCGGTTTTTTCTTCCTCAAACGCTCCGTTAATTGTCGGCGCTCGCGTCGGTTTAGAGGCTTGGTGAGATCGATGCCGGGATCCGGCACCGGATCCCCCGTACAGTTATTGACAGAACTCCGAGAGGGCGCAGGCGCACCCTTAACGTCAACGGCCAGGTCAACGGCCCGCTTCGGTACAATTTTCCACTGCACAACGCGGGTCACGATTGGCGATCCGTCGCCAACCTCGGTGTCGTAAACGCCCTTAACACGGACGGTTTCCTCGCCGTAGTCATTGACCGAATCGCTGCTTTCGTACCAGGTGCGCACCTGCAAATCGTCACGGCGTACGAACGGGCCGCCCTGGGCGTTTACATAACCGGCCCAGTCGCCTGCGTCAGCTGCGTCATGCACAAGGGCAAATTCGATACTCAGGCCGCGCGCCGTCTCTGCGTCAGCCATTCGACGCAGCTCGCGGTAAACGGTGACCGGCGCACCGCCAACAAACTGAAACTGCCGGATATGCCAGCGGGCCGCCCAGGCAGAAACAGCGGGCGCGGTTTCTTTAAGCGTCTCGCCGCTCTCGTCGTCGCGCTCATCGTCCAGGGCGTAGCCGTCGATATTTTTGCTGATGTACTTCGCCACGTAGCCAGTCGCCGACCCTTTATTCGGATCGATAGCCTCAGCATGAAAACGGGCTTTACGGGCTTTGTCGCTTTTCAGCTCCTGACGGTCTTCCTTGCAGGCGTATTTATTGATGATGGAGCGTACGCGGGCCACGTCTTCCGGCAACATGAACATCAGCATATGCCAGTGTGGCGTAGCGTCGTGATGAGGCTCGGCAACACGGATCCCGAACACGCGGATTTCATCGCGGTGAAGTTTGGCGCGGATTTTGGCCCACAGGCCAGTCAAGTAGCGCTGCGTATCCGCCGGGCTTGACCCGTTCCATTTTGTGTTACGGTAACCGGCGCGGGTTGTTGCGTGGAATTTTGACGGTGCGGTGAGGGTGTAGAACTCGCCGACATAACCCAGCTCGTTGCAGATGTTTTCAAACCCACGGATACGGGTCATCAGCTCACAGCGACGGATCGCCGGATTAGCCACGCTGCCGTCATATTTGTCGATCAGGCTGATGCGGTTGCCTTCCTCGTCTTCCAGTTCCATTCCCTTAAGAAACTCACGCGTGCGGCGCTTCTGCTCACGCCATTCTGTAACGCAGCCCTTGCTTGCGTAAGCCTTGCGAGTTTTGCTGACATTGCCCAGGGCAATTTGCAGATGTTCGCGCCACTCAGCAGCGACGCGGCGCAGGCGGCCCTGCCACCATTTTTCTGAGGCCATTTTTAGAGTCGACGGGGCCACGTCTTTAGCCGTCACAAACTTAGTGGTGATGCGTTCCCACAGCGGCGGCGCATTCCTGAAATGCCGGGTGATGCGGGCGGCGCAGTGGTAGGAGGCGTGCAGGAGTTTCAGGTCACTGCCTGCTTCCACCTCGATAGTGCCCAGTTCGGAAATAATGAAATTCGCGATATCACCGGCCAGCAGATCGATATCTGCCTTTGACATATCGGGCAGGCGGTTAAACCGGCCCGTCATATTTACCAGGCGGGACGCCATAAAGCGCACGTCAGCAGCGTCAAAGTGTCCGCCGAACGCAGCGCCGGAAACTTCTGTCTCGATCCCGGTGATGCTGTATTTATTCTTAACCAGCTCAAGGCGTGGCAATGCCTTCCGGGTGAAATTCACCAGAAAGGCATTGGCCCGCGCTAAACCGTGGTGGCGCTCCAGCTCGTCAGCCCGGCGGCGCACGTCGTAACGTACGCAGTCCGGCTGTAACTCCAGTTCATGCCGCGCACGCAGCAACGCCGCAATCTGCTGATCGCGGCGATGCTGTTCTGCGTATGTAAGGTATGGGCTGCCGATAGCCTCGCGTGGCGCGCTCCATACGTAAGGCAGGGCAACATCACTCACGCCCGCACCTCATGAATAACCGTCCTGTCGCACCCTGCCGCATAATCGACGCCCACCCAGACAGGCGACTTAGAAACAGCGATGACCTCAGCGGCAGATTTGCTTTTACCGGCGGCCACGCCAACACTGCGGGCAGTTGTGATTTTGTGAAGGGTAAAATTACGGTACAGCGAGCCGATCAGCAGCGTGTCGCTGTTGGAGGCAACAACCGGATGGCCTTCAGATGACCGGCGTTCCAGAACAGAGGCCAGCCGATACTGATCGTCCTCGCTAAAGCCCGCGGTGTGATAACCGTCAAACGTACCGTCATACGGCGGATCGCAGTAAATCACATCGCCGGGCAGCAGCTGCGCTAGGGTTTCTTCGTAACCAGCGCAGATGAACGTTGCGCGCTGGGCCTTTTCTTCAAAAGCAAGAATCTCAGCCTCTGGAAAATACGGCTTTTTGTAATGCCCGTACGGAGAATTAAATAGGCCCTTTTTGTTGTAACGGCATACGCCGCGATAACAATGCCGGTTCAGATAAAGAAACATGGCGGCTTGCCAATCGGCACCCCAGTTGCGACTACCGTTAAACTCTTTGCGAATAAGATAATAATCTTCTGCCGTGTTATTTTTATCGAAAAAGGCTTTGGCAATAGCGATGAGCAATTCAGGCCCTCTTTTGATGGTGTTATATAGGTTGATCAGGTCAGGATTTATATCCGCTACGAGATAGCTGGGGTAATCAGTCTCCATCATCACAGCGCAGGAACCCGCGAACGGTTCAACCAGTCGCGGGCCAGCAGGCAGGTGCTTTTTCAGGTGCGGCATAACGGCGGTTTTATTGCCCGACCATTTCAGGATTGTGCTCATACAGCCCCCTTGTAGTGCTTGCCTTTCAGCTCGGCGATTTCCTGACAGGTGACGCAGCACTGCACGCCTGGAATAACAGCCCGGCGCTCAGCAGGAATATCGCCGCCGCACGCCTGGCAGAAAAACGCAGAAGGCGCAGCCGGACGGCTACGCGCGTTGTGGATGTGGCGCTCACGGTTTTCCTGTTCACGCTGCTGTGCAAGATCCATTGAGTCAGCCATTAGTGCAGCTCCTGAGATTCGTTTTCAAAGCGGGCCGCTTCACGGCGCAACAGCTCGGCGGCTTCTTTGCCGTTCAGCCCCATCTGGGTGATGTGGATAGCCAGCGACTCAAGGCGGATTGAAACGGCGAGGGCACGATCTTTACGTTCCTCGTTTTTTGCGGCTGTCAGCAATACGGTCAGTGCATCGTTGTCAGCTTTAAACTTGCGGGTTTCGGTATTTCGCATATTCATTTCTCCAGAATTTAGGCAAAAGAATGCCCGGCGGGTTTACGCCATTGATTACGTTTGGGGTTAATTACTCAGGTAGTATGCTTTCATGCTGCGAGAAACGACGGGGTAAAATTTCTCCCCAGCGAGCTATTTCGTTCATCGCTTTAATCAGTAACAACCGGCGGGACTGGTCGAAATATTCAAACGGTCTGCCGACCTCATCGCTTTTAAACGCGCCTGGCTCGTTGCGGTTCGCAAGCGTCATGACAACGAATTTAAAATCATCATTCAGCTTGTTGAAATTACGCAGCGCGCCGTTCTGCGTTGCTTTTAGTTTTTGATGAAACCGGGCGAAACACTCCTCGCCGGACATCTTCACCGGCTGCGCATCAGCACAACCAGCATTATTAAACGGCGTCGCACCTGCATTGATTGGTGCGGACATGTTATTAATCATATCAACCTCAAAAAAGCTTTAACCCGGCGCTTAAACGACGCGGGGCGCACTGTGCGCAGTTCACTTAATAATGCCGACTGGTCGCGGCTGGGGTTCCAGCGCGTGCGGTCTTTCCCCATGATCCAGCCGTGGCCGTAATGCATGGATGGACTTTGACGAACTAGCAGCGATGCGAATGAAGGCTCATGTTTCATGCTCACCTCACATCAGGCCGAATGTTGCGCCGATACCGCTGACAGTATCTACAGCGCTGGCGACTGCCGGATTGCCCTGGACGCGGGCTTGCAGTGCGATGGCCGTTAACGTCAGCATTCTGATGCCAGAATTAACGCACTCGATCATTCCGTGCTTACGGGCTGGCGTCAGCCGTTCCGTTGATATGGCACCGGTTGCCAACTCGCCGAGTTCACCCATCGCACGCATGACATAAATTTGCATTTTCTCGGGTGCCAGCTCGTTCACCGGTACACAAGGCAGACAATGAATCTGAGCCAAAAACCCATCAACAAGAGTTGAGTCCTCAGTCAGATCAGTCAGCGCCCATATTTCACGTGGCGTTAACTGGTGCGGCTGCTCAGGGTTAAGTTTGTTATAAAGCGTGTGCGGCTTGATACCCGCCTTTACAGCTAGCTCTTTAACGTTGTGTGTTGCAGCGAACTTTCTGCAAGCATCATCAAAATGCGTATGTGACGAAACGCGAAAATCTAACATGCAATAAGTCCTTTTCAACTTGCATAATCAAGTTGCTCATGCAGCAACGTATTTGCAGTTCAACCCCTGAGCCAATAGACGAGCGCGAAATGCGACCATATTGATACGAGCTGCACCGCCAGGCTTTTTGCGAGGCATGAGGATAAGATCGCCGTCTTCAACCATTTGTTTTACGGTGCGGACGCAATAGCCGTACTGTACTGCAAACTCTTCGTACGTCATCAGATCGGGGCCTGACGGGATTGCAATTTGTGGAGTCATGGGTGATTATCTCCGGTTAGTTGTCGTTTTGATGCATTGGCGTGCATTTGTGGAACTATGAGAGAGGTTATACCGCATAATGCGGCATGTCAATCTCACATATCAAAGGATTCTAATTGTGGGTGAAGGCAATAAAAGTGCTCAGTCCGTCCTGACCCGTATGAGACAGGCATATGGTGTAGGCTCAAACGTAGAATTAGCTGACCGTATGAATACCCCAAAATCTACTGTAAGTAATTGGGTATCAAGGGATAGTGTTCCGTTTAGGTATGTGATGGTTTGCTCCCAAGAGACAGGTGCGGATCTAGACTGGCTTCTCAAGGGCGAGCTTGCAAATGCAAGTTTGGTGGGTGCGGAGAAAGGGCAGACTTTCAATAAAGGGACAACCTACTTTTCTTTATTGGAATCCGGCGGCCAGGCCGTACTGCATCGCTTACTGTTAGCCTATGGTTTCACTATGCAAAAACAGCTTGGCGATCTCTTGGGACTATCTTCCGGAACGATAAGCACGTGGGTACGCCGCAACCACTTCCCCGGTGATGTTGTTGTTGCTTGTGCGCTTGATACAGGAGTCGACTTGAAATGGTTAGCTACTGGGGAAGGCAATCCAGGCAATACATTAACCACTTCTAATGAAGCGGCATCTCATATGATTTCGATCCCCCTGCTTAGTTTAGAAAATGGCAGACTGGAAAATAAAGGTGCCACAGTCGCTGATTCAAACGTAATATCTAACGTAAATAATGATTGTGTTTATATAATGAAAGGCCCAGTTTCTTGGTTGGTTAACATAAAAGAAAATACTCCTATCAATGGACTATGCCTTCTCGATGTAGATGGCGTAATAGATGTTTATAATATTACGCGACTTCCGGGAAATAAAATTACAGTTAGCTCCACGTCAGGAGTTTCTTTCCAATGCATGGTTGATGATGTTACATGCCGTGGTACGGTAATTAAAACAATTAACTAGAGGCAGACTAATATGCTTAGAATAGTATCTATCATTTTCATGGCTTTGCCTGTGATTGCTGCGGCTGCGCCTCAGCAGTTCAAGACCGTAACTGCGCTTATGGATGAATACAATGATTACTCCACCGATGCTGGAACCTTCAAAGTCATATCCAAAGTACCCTTAAAAATCCAAATCTCTCCAAAGGTATTTTCAGGGGATAGCGACAAAGCTATAGAGGTAGCTTCCTACAAGGCTTCGGTCTATGCCGCATATAGGACTTTACTGCAAACGCCTGCCAAAAAAGTTAATATAACTATTGTTCCTTTATCTTTTAACTTATCTAAACAAGAAAAATCCTACCTAAAAGATAAGCAATATTCTTTTTCTCTTACAAAAGAAAAAGCGCTTAAGCTGGCCCATAGTTTTGCAGGAACTGCTAACCCTGATGAGATAATTGGGAACGATGGTTACGAATGGACTGACAATTTTAGCTCATGTTGCTACTTAGAAAGCGGGCATCCCGGCGTAGTTAAATTTGCACATCAATTAATTAAATAAAACTATGGCAATTAAAAAACTCACTTCAGGAGAATGGCTTGCCGATTTCCGAGTTGACGGAAAAGACAGCCGCCGCATCAGAAAAAAATTCGCCACAAAAGGCGAGGCTGTTTCATACGAGCAGTATTACCGTGATGAGGCTCAGAGTAAGCCCTGGATGGGAGAAAAAGAGGATCGCAGGCGTTTAAGCGAGATAATAGAGCTATGGCATAACCTACATGGCCAGGCTTTGGTAGCAAGCAAGACGCGATTAGCAAAACTGCATATCGTATGTAACGGCCTGGGTAATCCAATAGCCGCCCAGCTGACTGCTAAAGATTGGGCGCATTATCGTGATCGCCGACTTAGGGGTGAGATTGACAACGGTTTCCATAAGGACCCGGCGGATTGGGTAGTAAAGCCCATAACAGTCAACCGAGAGCAGCAATATTTAATGGCTGTTTTTAACGAGCTGAAACGGCTGGGAGAATGGACTCTTCCCAATCCGTTAGAGGGGATAAGGGTTTTTGCAGAAGCAGAAAAAGAAATGTCCTGGCTAACGCCTCCGCAGATTGTCCAGTTGTTCAAAGCCTGCGAGCAGTACGGAAAGGACAACCTGACTACTATTGTGAAAGTATGCTTAGCGACCGGCGCGCGTTGGAGTGAAGCTGAACGGCTCTCACGCTGGCAACTTTCACCTTACAAGCTGACCTTCACAAAAACCAAAGGCAAGAAGAATCGAACCGTTCCCATACCAAAATGGCTTTATGACGAACTATCTTCACGGCAGGGACCCATGTTTAAGCCTTGCTATCAAGAGTTCAAAAAGATGCTCGCGCTGACGGATATAGTCCTGACCGAGGGGCAAAAGACCCATGTCTTGCGGCATACCTTTGCCGCTCACTTTATGATGAACGGCGGAAACATTCTTGTTTTACAAAAGATTTTAGGGCATTCAAACATTCGGGAAACCATGAGATATGCGCATTTTGCTCCAGACCATCTGGAAGAAGCGGCCGTACTCAATCCCATTGCAGAACCTAAGGCCATGATGTCCACCTTATGA